AACCTCAACAGTTTGGACTGTTGTTTAAAACTAACTAATAGGAACTAAAATGGCAACCTATAACAAATTCAATCAAACAGTTGAGGACTGGCTAGAAGGTGTTTACACATCTTCAACAGATCAATTTACAGTTGCATTATGCGCAGCTGCAAACGCTCCAGTCGCAACAAACTCAGTATTAGCAAACCTAACTGAAATATCTTACACCAACCTGTCGTCAAGAAACATAACAACATCATCAAGCGGTCAAACATCCGGAACATTCACACAGTTATTTACTGATCTAGTTCTTACTGCATCAGGCGCAGTGGCTACTTTTAGGTATGTTGTTGTCTATAATAACACTCCAACAAGCCCGTTAGACCCATTGCTGTGCTGGTATGACTACGGATCAGACTTAACATTAGCATCAGGCGAAACACTAACAATTGACTGGACTACTTCGTCCTTTACGGTGGTTTAAAATGAAAGGCAAATTCACAGATCAAGAAAAGGCTATCTTTGACGCTCTAGAAAGCAAAAAAGCACCTATCCAAGCTGAGCTAGATAAACTTAATGACGAAATTAAAAAGGCTGCGCTAGTAGAAGCGAAGATACGGGAAAAGGTAGCAAAACTAAAACCCAAGCTAGTACCTATATCTGAGATGCAAGCAGCTTTAGCAAGCCCAGCGTCAAGAGATAAATACTTCCCAGACTTAAGCAAGAATGATTTTGTTAAAAAAGCTAAGAAATTCTCAAATGCTTAGAAAGTAAGCTATGAAAAGACCATCAATAAAAAGCCTTGAGAATTACGCATCTAGACCGGTATTGGTATTTTCTGGCTCAATACTGGTTTTATCAATAGCGCTAAACAATATAGGCTTCAAAGGCGTCATAGACGCATGGGCTAAATCAATAGAAAACAGATTCGAACAAAAACACAACAAAAATTTACAATTAAAGATAATCGAACTAGAAAAGCGATTAGAGAAATTGGAAGAATTTTCACACAAACCAAACTAACGAATAACCGTAAGGACTCGTATCAATGATATTTCTAATAGAAAAACCCGAGATAAAAGAACTCGCAGAAGCCTCAAACACATTAGCCGAAAAACTATCGAAAGCTAAAGACGGTGATGCAATCCAACTAACAACCAACGAAAAAGCTTTATATCACACAGCTTCAATTATAGGGCTAGACAACAAGCCGACCAATCTATTTGAAATCGATCCAAGCAAAAACTACCTATTATTCTGCGACCCAAACAGAGTTTGTATAGATGATGTTGTTGACACATCTAATAGGCTTAATGTTAACATCGGAATAGTGCGCTGTTTAGATAGTCAAAAGGGTTAAGTGATGGCTGGCAGACCTACAGATTGGAGCGAAGAGATAGAGGAGCAGGCGTGGGACTACATAAAAACTTACGCCTCTGAACATGATCATGCAGTACCAAGCATAGTTGGTTTATGCTCTGTATTGGGAAGAGGTAAGACCACTATATACACATGGGCAGAGGATGAAAACAAACAATTTCGGGATATATTAGACGCAATTAAGGAAAAACAAGAGCTTGTAACCTTTAATAAGAGCCTCAAAGGAGAGTATAACGCAACGATTGCAAAGCTTCTACTAGGTAAGCATGGATACCATGACAAGCAGAGCACAGAAATGTCAGGCGCTAATGGTGGTCCAATTCAAGTCGCTGACGTATCTTTCACATTTACCCCTGTTGATGAGAATGACTAACATCAAAATTGATTATGTTAGTAAGCTTTACCCTGTATTCACAAAACCAAAAAGAATAAAGATAATAGTTGGCGGTCGAGGGTCAACTAAATCAACAGGAATAGCTGACTACGTGAGCGCTAAAGTATATTCAGGTGAGTTATGGTGTTGTGCGAGAGAGAATCAAAACTCTATTGAGGAATCAGTTCATAGAACACTACTGGATGAAATAGAAAGGCTAGGCATTCCTGGATTTGAAGACACCAAAACATCAATCACTCACAAAAAAAGCGGAGGGCGGACATTTTATAGGGGGCTCGCTAGGAATATAACCTCTCTTAAATCTACATTGTCCGGTGTTGATGGTCTTTGGATAGAGGAAGGTGAGGATATATCTGACAACACCTTAAGAGTTTTAACCGCGTCTGTTCGATTAAATGCCACCGATACGGAAAAGCTTTTAGATGGGCGATCGGTAGAATCTATTGACGATTTAGACGAACTACTAGCTAATAGCAATATAAAAATGCCTGAAATCATTATTACAATGAATAGAGGCGTTAGAACTGGCGCGATAGCTAAGAAGTGGCTAGCTAGGGCCGACAAAGAACTTGCTAGATGCGGGTATTATGAAGATGACACAATTATGGTTGTTGAAATGAATTACACTGATATGCCGAAGTCTTGGTTTATCGCATCAGGGCTAGAGCAAGAGAGGCTTGATGATAAAGATAAGCTTTCAGATTCAGCGTATAGGCACAAGTGGCACGGTGATTATCTAGACGAGGTCGAGGACGCCATCATAAAAGGCGAGTGGTTTGATGCTTGTGTTGACGCTCACAAAATATCCAGACTAAAAAAGGCGTTCGAACCTCATGGTTGCAAGATAGCAGTGCATGACCCCTTCAATGATGGAGAAGATGCTGGAGGCTACGTACTAAAACACGGCTCAATTATCAAGAAAGTGAAATCGAAAAACAAAGGCGAAATAGATGAAGTATGTGATTGGGCTACTAGTAACGCAATAAAGGACGGGGCTGACTGGTTTGTTTGGGATTTCGATGGGATGGGAACAGGGCTTAAGCGCCAAATATCAGATAATTTTGCAGGAACTAAAATTCAATTTCATGGCTTTAGGGGTGGCTTGTCGGGAAAGGGGCAGGATAATGCTGAAAAGATATACCAAGAAATCAATGACAAAAAAGACGAGTCTCCAAAGACTTATATGGAAACCTTCCTAAATAACAGATCTCAATATTACATCACTTTAGCAGATAGAATGTTTAATACCTACAAGTGTGTTGTTAGAGGCGATTACATAGATCCTGACGATATGATCAGCTTCGACTCGGACGGAATAGAGAATATAGTTGACCTAAGATCGCAATTAACCAGAGTACCAAGGATTCAAAATGGCAAAGGTTTACATCAAATAATGAGTAAAAAAGACATGAAGGCAAATAAAATCGACTCTCCAAACGAGGGCGATTGTGTTATGATGTCATTGTTTAAACCTATCGTTGCTAAGGTTTGGGACAAAATAAACTATCAAAATTCGGGAATTTTATAACATGCCCCATAAGCTTTCTAAGAATGAATATTTATCAATAGTTAATAACTATGAAGCTGACGCATTGCAAAACGCTCTTAAAAACGAGTCTTCTGCAAAAGAAAAATACAGACGATACAACCGAGAACCATACGGCAATGAGCAAGCAGAGCGATCAAGATTTGTATCAAATGATGTGCAAGATGTTGTTGAAGCAGATATGCCAAGCCTTGTTAGAACATTCCTTGGCGCTAAAAAACCAATAGTATTCAAACCATCAACTCAAAACCCAGAAGACATCCAAGAAGCGAAAGATAAAACAGATTACATTGATTGGATTGTTCGAGGTCAATTAGATTCATACAGGGTCCAATCAAGCTTTTTAAAAGAGATAGAAATACAAAACTTAGCGGCTCTTAAGTTCTTTATAGAGGACGTAAAAACCAAAGAAACCATTGTAAGAAACGGGTTAACCTTTGAAGAGATTGATGAGGTTGAAGAATCTTTGGCTGGTGAGGATGTTTTAAGCGTTGAAATTGTTGACCGCTCTGAAATATCGCTTAATGAGGGCGTTGAGGTTGTAGATATAACATTCGAAGTTGTTACTAAAAAGCGCGAGGCTAAGGTGTGCGGCGTTCCTATTGGTGGGTTTTTAATATCATCCGGCGCAATCGATGAAGATGATGCCAACCTGATAGGCGAATGCCACACAAAGACTAGGGGTGAACTCGTCCAAGAGGGTTTCGATCAAAAGCTAGTAGCAAAGCTGCCAATGGCGTCCAATCAACAAAGCTTGTCAAACACAAAATACAATGAAGACGGCACAGTTCATCAAGATAGCTTTGGGGACTGGGCTAACGAAAATGTACAGGTGTCAGACTTCCTGATAAAAATCGATAAAGATGGAAGCGGGTCAAGTGAGCGCCGACATATTATTAAATCGGGCGATGAGATATTGACCGATGAGCCATACGAGCTAGTTAATTATGTGGTAGCTAGCGCAATACTAATGCCTCAAACTATGGTAGGTAAGGGGCGAGTTGAAATTACTGAGCCATCAGCCGAACTAAAAACAGCATTAGTTAGAGGCCTTCTCGATAACACTTACGCACATAACGCTCCGCAGATTGGCGTCAATGATAATGTCAATATAGATGATCTAATCATTAAAAGGCCAAACGGTCTAGTCAGAACCAAAGGCGACAACAACCCAGGCCAATCAATAATGCCGATTAATGTGAGCTATATTGGTGGCGAGTGCTTGCAAGTGGTTCAATATGCAGATCAAGCAAGGGCGCAAACAACTGGATCATTATTGTCTTCGCAAGGGTTGAGTGCAGATACTTTCGAGAAGGAAACAGCTACTAGATTTAATGGCGTACAAGATCAAAGCGCAGCAAAGATAGAGCTTGTAGTTAGAAATATTGCAGAGACTGCTTATTTAAGGCTTTATACAGGCTTGGCTAAACTTATATCGATATACCAAACTACCGAAGTTGAAATAATGGTGCTAGGTAGGCCACTTAAAACTAACCCAGCAGACTGGAAGTTTAAACACTCAGCAAAAAGTACGGTAGGGTTAGGCGCTGGAGATGGCGATAAATCATCTGAATCTCTTGGGTTAATACTCTCCATACAGCAACAAATGCAAGCGGCAGGCTCACCTTTAGTTGATGAAGTTAAAATCTACAATACGGTAGACTCTTTACTCCAGTCGATGGATATATCTGACGTTGGTCAATACTTCAATAATCCAGAGCGCCCAGAACAGTTATTAACAGCTCAAAACGAAATAATGACTAAAATGGTACAAGCTTTACAACAACAAATTCAAGAGATGCAAAACCCACTAGCGGAGGCTGAAACTATTAGAGCTAAGGAGAAGTTGGTGGCGACACAAGCTAGGGCTATGATAGAAACCCAGAAGCTTGAAGAGAATAGGCGGCAGTTTAATATTAAAACCGTTCAAAGCACTCAACAGCATGATAAAGACATAGCTGTCGATTTAACAAAGATTGAAGCTGAAACAAACAAGAATATCGACGGGGCGCTAATATGAACCAAGAAGAAGTTGACGAAAAACTAGTTAGTGAAATGAATAACGGCCAAACGGCCAGTTTAATTTATAACGGAGTCTCGAATTTGTTTTTGGAATATGAGGCTGAACTTTTTGAATCAATGAAGTCTTCATCTTTTAAAGATGTGGAAAAAAGAGAGGAAATATATAGGCAGCTTAAATCATTAGGGACCGTTAAAGGTAAACTTTTGTCAGCTATCCAGACAGGAAAGATGGCAAAAGAGCAATTAAGCCTTATTGATAGGGCTAAACAATCAATTAATAATATGATAGGATAATACTATGAGTGATACAGACAATCCAATTTTGGAACCTGCTGCTCTTTTCTACGGCGATAATAGTCAGGAGTCCGATTCGGAACCAACCATTGAAGACGAAATCATCGAAGATCAACCAGATGAATCTGTAGAAGCATCATCAGAAGAGGTCGAAGAGGAATCCGAAGCCAGCTCTGACGATATGGAAGGCGGTGAATCTGATGAGTCAGAAGACTTAGAAAGCCTAGTTTACGAGATTAAAGGCCGCGAGGTATCGGCTAAACAAATCTTAGAATGGGAGCAAGGTGATTTAAGGCAGAAAGACTATACAAAGAAAACTCAAGCACTAGCTAATGATCGAAGGGCTTTCGAGAAAGACAAAGAAGCTAAGATCAAAGAAGAGGCGGATAAACGCTTTGGAACGCTAAATGAATCAGTCGCAACTCTAGAGGCGCTGATAAAGGAAGCGGACGAAGCTATTGATTGGGATGATCTAAGAGAATTCGATACAGCGGAATTCTTAAAGCAGAAAGAGATTAAGGAAAAGCGAGAGGCAGCTATATCCAAGGCTAAAAGCCAGATACAAGAAGCCAACAAGCCAAAACCCATGTCTCAAGAAGAGGTTGACCAACAGCAAGAGGTGTTTAAAAAGAATAATCCAGAGTGGTTTGATAGTGAAGGTAAAGATACCCCTAAGAAAACTAAAGATTTGGAAGTTTTAACTAAATACCTAACACATGTTGGTATGAGCAAGGAAAAGCAAGAGCAGCTAAAGACTGCTAATGATTGGCAGGTTGTAATTGACGCTTCCAGGTATTGGGAGTCTAGAAATAGAGCATCCGAAACAAAAAAGAAAGTCGTTAAGATAAAGCCGACCATTAAAACCAAGCAAAACTCGACTGTTAAAAGAACTGCCGCTGAAATAATGTATGGTAACTAAATTAAGAGGTTAAAATAATGGCTACTTTAGCAACAAACGTATTAACCATGGCAGATTGGGCCAAGCGCCTAGATCCAGATGGTAAAACAGCGGTAATCACAGAGGTGCTATCGCAATCAAATGAAATATTAGAGGATATGCTTTTTAAAGAAGGCAACCTTCCAACTGGTGAGCAAACTACAATTCGAACAGGATTGCCAACTACTTACTACAGAAAAATTAATCAAGGTGTTCCTAAATCAAAATCAACAACTGCACAAGTTACTGAGAATGCAGCTATTCTCGAAGCTCGCTCGGAAGTTGATGAGGATGAAGCGGGACTTAATGGCAATCTGGGTGCTTATCGGCTTTCTGAGTCTGTGCCATTTATGGAGGCTATGAGTCAACAACAAGCTGAAACTATGTTTTACGGCACCGCGGCCAATCCAGAGCAATATGTAGGATTTGCGGCTCGATATGGTGATTTATCAGCGGCTAATGCAACTAATATTATTGATGCTGGTGGTACCGGTGCTGATAATATGTCGGTTTGGCTTGTCGGATGGGGCGCTCAAAGTGTTTTTGGTGTGTTCCCTAAAGGCTCAAAGGCTGGATTGCAGCATTCAGATTTAGGTCTAGGTGATGCTTTCGACTCTAATAATGACCGATTCCGCGCTTATATGGATCAATACAAGTGGAAAAATGGGCTGGTTGTTAAAGACTGGCGCTATGTTGTAAGGATTGCCAATATTGATGTTAGCGATATGGTCGGACAGACCGGCACTCAGGCTGCATCAGCTTCAACGGCGTTAATTAAATTAATGTCTAGAGCCATTGACCGTCTCCCTTCTTTAAATGGGATTAAGCCTAGCTTCTACGCAAACAGAACGGCACTTAGTCATTTGCGCGTTGCAGCATTAGACAAATCATCTAGCGCAGTAACAATCGAGCCAGCTTTAAACCAGTTTGGCACCAATATTCACGAAACTCGTTTTCTTAACATTCCGGTACGCAAGGTTGATCGTTTGTTAGAAACTGAAGCTCAAGTATCATAAGGAGAATATTATGTACGTTGATAGCCAATTAGAGTTTTCAGACTCTCAAGCAGTAACTACATCAGCTGTTGGAACCAATGTTGTAGACTTATCAGTTGATCGCTCTCTCGGAAACGGTGAAGCGATGGCGGTTATGTTTGTTGTTGAAGTAGCAGCAGACCAAACAACCGGCGATGAGGATTACACTTTCCAAGTTGAATACGCTTCTAACGCAGCTCAATCAACTGGGCGACAGCTTATCGGTGAAAGAATCTTTGAGTCAGGCACGCCGACAGCGCCAGCACAAGATGCTGATCTATTGGTTGCAGGGTTTAGAATCTTTGTGCCAATCCCAGCAACGGCAACATCAGAAAGCGAACGATACTTAGGTATTCGTTATGTTACCGCTGGAACTAGCCCAACTATCACTTGTTCAGCTTATTTAGTGCCTGCTAACCAAGCAGATGCGCCTAATGACTATGCAAGCGGTTATAGCATCACTTAGGAGGATTTATGAAAGTAACAGCAACCAAAAAAGGCTGGTATGGAGAAGAATTGATCGAAGAAGGTAAAGAATTCGAGTGCAAAGAAAAACAGCCTGCTTCTTGGATGGAGAAAGTAACAAAAACCAAAACAGCAAAAAAAGCTGTTAAGGTTGAGATGCCTTCCGAGCCTGAGAGCGACGAGTAATACTTAAGGGCGGGAAACCGCCCTATTTTTCAAGGCGAAAACATGGCTATAAGTACGTATCAAACGCTAAAAGACTCAATTATAAGTTGGTCAAAAAGGGATGATATAGATCTCCTTGTTGATGATTTTATAAGATTGACCGAAGTCGATATGTTCAAGAGAACAAAATACCATGAACGACTAGAGATAAAGGAAGAGGAAACAACCTCAACAGCTAGCGTATCAACTAAATTTTTCGCTTTACCTGATAATTATTCAACATGGCGTTCAGTCAAGATAATTGTTGATAGCGAATATTATGATTTAAAATACAGAAACCCAGAATCTATGAAGCGTAGAGATTCCACTGGAATACCTTGCTTTTTTACTATTGGTAGTCAGGTTGAGTTGGATATAACACCAGACCAAGCTTATTCGATAGAGGTTAACTATTTCAAAAAGCCTGCCGCCCTAACTTCGGCAGCGCCAACTAATATTGTTCTAACAAATCACCCAGATATTTATTTGCATGGAGCTTTGTATTTTCTTTTTAAGTACTCACAAGATCAACAACAAGCGCAGTCACATCTTGATTTGTATATTGATGCAATTGATGGAGCTAATAACTCTGATAGAGACGGAAGGTATGGTCCCGCTCCGACTATGACAGTATCAGGCGCAACACCGTGACATTTACAACAAACATTCCAATTAATATAACTGGGCCTAGCTACCAAGATAGGTCTAGACCTCTAGCTGTACAGCAAACAAAAAACCTTTATCACTCAATTGTTGAAGAGGGTAAAGATAAATACGTTTTGCATCAATTCCCTGGGTTAGATTTAAAGTCAACCACCGGCGGCAAGGATCGCGGAGCTATCAAGATGGTTGGCGTTCCTCATTGGGTTTCAGGTCAGAAGCTTTATTCTTTTAATAGTGCTGGAATTGTTACTGCGCTAGCTGATGTTCCTGGCGATGATAGATGTATATTGTCTTCTGATGGAACTAATGTGATCATAATCTCCTCAACCGGTGTATACAAATACAATGGTGCAATTTCTACAGTTACAGATCCAAATATAATTGGTAGTGAATCAGTTACATTCCTTAACAGCCAAATGATTTACACCAAGCCAAGATTGGCAACTATTGCCGATCCAAACTCACCAGACACTGCAAGCGGATTAAACTCATTTGCGGCTGAGAGTAAGCCCGACGATCTAGTTGCGGCTTACGCCTTTCAGCAAAACGCCTACATGATAGGCAAGGAGTCTTGTGAACCTTGGTGGAATACAGGTGAGGGGAATCCTCCTTTGGCTAGAATTGATGGGCAAATATTCGAGGTCGGCTGTGCATCGAAATACTCTATAGCCAATACTGATGAATTCATGTACTGGCTAGGTGATGATCATGCCATATATAGAGCGACAGGAGGATCAAGAGATAGAGTCTCTACTGCGGCTATATCAAATGCTATTGAAGGATATTCAAAAATTGACGATGCTATAGGGCAAACATTCACAATACAAGGCATAAATTTTTACATGTTGACATTTCCTCAGGCGAACAAAACCTGGTGTTTAAATGAGTCCTTGTCAAAGAGGGGGTGGTTTGAATTATCTTCTGGATTAAACGACAAAAAATATCAAATAACGTCAATTATTAGCGCTTATGGAAAATTGTGGGGTATGGATGATGGTAACTTGTATGAAATGTCCACAAATGTAATGACTAACGGTGGAAGTGAAATACAAAGACGTAGAACGACAAGCTCGATAAGTGGCGCCACTTTAGGCGCTCCAGGTGCCAGAGTTCAAATGTCTAGATTTGAGTTGATAATGGAAAAAGGAAACGCTGTTGTGTCAGGCCAAGGTGAAGATCCAAAAATTCAATTTGAAGTGTCTTATGATGGCGGCAACAGTTGGAAGCAAAAAGGCTGGGGTCGGGTTGGTCGATTGGGCCAGTTTACGTTAAAAGTTGAAATGTTCAATCTAGATACTTTTTATGATTGCATTATTAGAATGACAACAACAGATCCAAACAAATATGGAATTTATTCGGCTGCGGCAGACTTAAGGCTGGCGGGGTACTAATGTCGAATGTTAACCCACCCCCACAAGTCAGAATGCCAAAAAAATGGTCCGCCGATAGGAGTATTAATACTTATCTAACGCATTTAAACAGAGTTATTTTGCAGCTTTGGCAAAGAACCGGAGGAGCAACTGATATTATCCAAACCTCTGAGGGCGATTTTTCTTTTAATACATCAGTATCTAGTGATGGCGATATCAAAGGCGATGACTTCTCTTTTTTACAACAGCCTAGACATGTTTCAGCAACATTTAACACTGTCACGGCAACAAGCAATTACACTTCTGCGCCGTTTGATTATATTGAAGTTAGATCTGGAAATGTCAGCTTGCCTCAATATCCCAACATTAACGACTCGGTAATAGTCGCAAGCGATAGCAATAAAGATGTGGTAATATTGGGTAACGGGAACAGCATAAAAATAAAAGATGCTTGTAACGATATCAGGATATCACAACGGGGAACAAGTTTAACCTTTGTATTTTTTGGCGAGTATTGGCGGATAGTATGAGTTACATAGTAGACGACAAAGAGCAGGAGCTATCAACTAACGAGTTACTGCTATTAATTTTTAAACAGTTGCAAATAATGAATTTGCACCTTCAAAATAGTACAGATATAGATTTTCAACTAGATGATACAAATGATCAACCAGGAGAGTAATTATGGGTTTTAGAATAACTGATGGCCAAGGCAGAAATGGAGATATGGCCATCAATAAACAGCAAAGGGCCGATGTTTCTTCTCAAACAAATCCTAGGCTGTTTTATGCATCAAGAGACAACTCTCTTTCATTTAAGGCCATTATGCCTGGATTCTCCGCAGTGGCTGGTAACATAGTTTTTTATTGGAAAAACACCTCGGCCAACTTAAACGATTTTGTTTCAGACCTGAAAGTGTCCTCAAAAGAGGCTGCTCTCTTTAAAGTGTTTGAAGTAGAAGGCACGGCAGCTGCGGGGGATAGCCTTACAGACTCAAATCTTAACACCAATACAGGTGGCTCAGCTCAGTCCGAAGTAATGGGAGGAGGTGCTACCATTACTGGTCTAACTTTCAACAATCAAATCGGCACAGCTAGAACTACTGCTGACGGAGAATCTATCATTAACTTTTCTGATGGTTTGCTAATTGGTCCAGGTAAAGCTATCGCTGTTGAATACGACACCGGCACAACGGGATTGTGCGAAGTGTCTATGTTGCATCATTTTGAGGATATGTAGTGGCTAACAGTGTTAGACTCCTTAGTGCGACAGGAAAATCACAAGCTGACTTTCGAGAACGCGAAGGGGTGGTCGGCGTTGTCACTTATACTGACGAGTTATATCCCAAAAGCAATATAACTAGACCATTCCTAAATCCAGATTTTGGGTCTGCCTTTAATCAATCAGCAGTATTCTCAGGCACGCCGGTGGTAATCAATGACGGCGGGGATACCGCCGCTTGGACTGGTGCCGCTGGTGCTGGTTCATGGGATTTTGCAGATACCACCAATCCTGATACAGGGTTGGCCTGTGTGTCAATTACAGGCGCAAACAATAATGATAATGCTACTTTTACTGGGGCATCATCTGTCAATGGTGCTAATTATGTAGCAATAACGATGGCAGTTAGGCTTGAAACATATAGCCCTACTCAAAATGAAATAGAGATATCATTTTCTTTGGGTGGTGTTGATAAAGGTGTTTTGGCGGAGTTGGGTAACTATCTAGACGTATCAAACTTAAACGAATACCAGCAAATAACCATCCCTCTTGAAGATTTAGGTTTAGATCAAGAAACATTCGACGAGATGACTATAAATATGGTCAGAAGTGGCGGCTCTAAACCCACTGTTAGATTTGACAACATACAAGTAGAAGAGGCTGGCGGTAATATTGACTTTGAGATTGCTGCTGATGGTAGGACTATTCTATATGTAGAATGTATCAGAATCGTACTGGTTAACAACGTAACAGGTAACGCAGCAAAGGCTTATAATGACTTGCTTGGCGAGACCTTAGCTAGGGGTATTCTATTCTCCAGGTCTGTCAATGGATCAAGGGTTTTGGGTAGAATATTTAAAACAGCTTTAGACTTGCAGAACTTCGGCTTTGATCAAAACTTACTTTCAGACGATGGAACAAACACAATGTTAACGCTTGAAGTGTTTTTTAGAAGGCCGTTGGTTTTAAATCCTGGCGATTCTTTAACATTAACGGTTCAAGATGACCTTACAGGGTTTCTGTCAGCTACCGCATTAATGAGAGGTCAATTAGAGATAAGGAGCGGAGAGAATGCCTAAGCTACCAACCAATTTCAAGACAGAGACGCAGTTATCAACGACAGCGACAGAACTAACATCAGTAGTATCTGGCTCCGCCTCATCAAATTTAATTGCGGCGGTTTCATTTTACAATCAATCAGACTCGGTGCAAAACGTTACTATATATAGATACCTATCAACAAATTCAAGTTCTGATGATAATGTCATAGCTAGAAGAGCAATAGCACCAAAAGGCACTTGGAACTCAACCGAAATGATAGGTAAGGTTATTAATGCTGGATATACACTGGCAGCATCAGCTGAAACAGCGAATGTTATAAATGCAGAATGTGATGGCGTTATTTCATCTTAAATGAATTGCGAAATATCAACTGATGCAGCACTGATAAAAAAATATCTAATGCTGGTCAAAGATTTAGCATTTGAAGACGGAATAGATATAGAAAAATGGCAACCAAGGGTCGATTTAAGTTGTGTATGGGTAGTGGTTCTTGATAGAGGTGAGCCGATAGCTATATGTAAAATGGGGATAATTCAAGCAACAATGGTAGACTTTCACCCCTACGCACTTCCAGATAAGTGCAGAAAATGGAAATCTATAGTAAAATGTCTACTAACTTGGATATACAGTAACCAGCGTATAAACAAGGTTATATCGTTCATAGGAACAAATCATATAACCACTTATAAACTAGCGTTGAAATTAGGTTTTAAAAACGAAGGATTGATTAAAAAATCATACCTTAAAAACGGCAATTTACATGATCAACATGTTGTCGGACTAACTAGAGAAGAAATAGGTAGGTTAATATGAGTATTGGCGGTGGCGCAGCTGACACAATAATCGATATAGCAAGCGGTGGCCCTATAGGTGATGCCGTTTTTGGTGAGGAAGGTTCCGACATTTTAGGTGATCCTCTTGATCTCTTTGGTCGAAGAGCGGCTGATGATATAGATCAAGCCCAACAAGAGCAGCTAGATGCAATAGGTCAAGCAAGGCTTGAGGAGATTGCAGCTAGAGAGGCGGCACAAGGTTTTTTTAATCCATTTGCAGGTGTGGCAGAAGGCGCAGTTGATCAAGCTGGATTTCTAACAGATCCTAACGCACAATTTGAATTCCTTCAAAACAACCCGATATTTCAAGCTTCTTTGGGGAATGCCAACAGGGCAACAGATGCAAGAGCGGCGGCAGGCGGCAGGCTAAGCGCCGGAGACACATTACTACAACTTTCAAACAACTTCTTATCAACTGCAAGCCCTTTAATACAAGGTCAAAAGAATTCAATCTTAGACCTTCTTGGCTTAGGCCAGGGTATCGCTACATCTCAAGCAAATACAGCCATTGGTCAAGGTACAGCGCTTTCCGGCCTAGCTCAAAACGCTGGAAATGTAAGGGCAGCAGGTATAGGTGCACAAGCTCAAAACCAACAGCAAGCAACCAACAACCTGCTACAACTTGGCGGAACAATAGCCGCTATGTTTTCAGATTCCAGATTAAAAGCGAATGTTGAGATAATAGGCAATGAGAAAGGCTATGATATTTGGCGATGGGATTGGAATGATGAGGCTTATGAAAAATTCGGGCTTTCTGGTGAATACACTGGCGTTATGTTTTCAGATGTTCTTGAGTTAAATCCAGAGGCGGCAATGTATCAAGACGGCTACGGCAAAGTAGATTATCAAAAGATAGGTATCGAACATGGCTGAGGTAGACCCAAGGTTATTATTTCAAGTTAAGCCCCAAATTGATGTGGCTAGCTCATTCTCAAGGCTTCTTGGAAATGTTGATTCTTTAGATAGAATTAGAGAGAATCGGGCTCAATCTGAATTAAGACAGCAAGCTTTACAGCAGCAGGTCGACTCAGGGCAGGCGGACATTCAAAGCCAAGCGCAACAAAGAAAACTCAAATCTCTTGCGGTCGCGGCAGCTCAAGTCGCCCCCATGTTAAACAGTGGAGATATTGAAGGGGCTAGAAACTTTACCAAGCAGAGAATAGTTGAACTAGAACGACAGGGAGTTGACTCTTCTGAGAGTAAGCAGTTTTTGCAGCTTATTGATACTAATCCAGAGCTAGCAGCTCAAAGAGCTAATCAAGGTGTTCAATTAGGTCAAAAATTAGGTGTGTTTTCTGGCAATAGTGGTATGACGGCTGGGCAAAGAGAGCGGCAGTCGTTGCTAAATACTTTAAAAGATCCTAATGCGACCGATGAAGAAAAGCAATCAGCTAGAATAGCATTAGGGACTGCACCAAGAGCGGTTGGAGCTTCTGCTAAAACTGTGGATGTTGGTGGTGTTCCCCACATATTCGATCCAGTCCAAAAAACATTTGTTCCGGCTTCGATCGGCGGTAGTGAGGTTACCTCTCAAACGGTTGGAGAAAATAAAGCAGATATTAAGCAAAGAGAAAAATTTGGAGAATTAACAGCATCATCAAGAGGAAAGGCTATTGACTCTGGTTTTGAGAAGGTTGCAAGCATTACTAAAAACATCAACAATATCGATAGAGCGATAGGCGCTCTAGATAGAGGCGCTGGAACTGGTGCGGCAGAAAGATTCTTTCCTAGTATAAAAGCAGCTACTAGAGAGTTAAATCAAATACAAGGCGAATTAGCGCTTGATGTTGTAGGCTCGACAACTTTCGGCGCTTTATCTGAGGGCGAGTTAAATTTAGCTAGATCGATTGCTTTAGATACAGGTATGAGCGAACCAGACTTAAAAGACTTCCTTGAGAGAAAAAAAGCGGCACAGTCCAAGCTTAGAGACTACTTTAACGAGCAAATTCAATTCTTAGATCAAGGCGGGACGGTTGCAGGTTTTTTGCGCTCAAAACAAGAAGAGTCACAATCTCAAGAGCAGCCAGAAAGTCAAGATTTCTCAGGATTTAAAATTATTAGCGTGGATCAATAATGCCAGCCGTTAAAGTTCAAATGCCCGATGGTAAAATAGTTACTGTTGAAGCTCCAGAAGGGGCTACGCAAGAGCAGATATTTGCCTTTGTCCAATCTCAACAAGCTCCATCACTAACACCAGATCAACAGAGAATAAAGCAAGAAGCTGAGGCTAAAATACAATCAATTCAAGGTGATTTAGATCGCTTAAATCAAGTCAAACAAAACCCAGACTTGCTAGAACAAGTATTCGGCGGCGTTGAGGGATTTCTCGCTGTCGGCAGCGGGTTAGTTTCTGGTCCAATATCTGGAATTGCTGGCCTAGCTGATGCAGCCAACCCTTTTGCACCTGAATTTGCAGGGGCGGCGAGACAAAAGCAAGTTCAAGAGGCGTTAACCTTTAAACCTAAACTAAGAACGGGTCAAGGGGCGGTGCAAGATGTTGCTGAAACATTACAGCCGGTTACTGAGGGTTTGGAGACTGTTAGAGGGAATGTGGGTGATGATGTCTTAAATAAAACAGGTAGTCCATTTGTGGCTGCTATCGCTTCCACGCTGCCAGATGCAACGTTATCTTTGTTAGGGGTTAAACAGCTAACAGGTGTTAAGGGGCTTCCAGGTCAATCGGCCGCTAGTACAGCTGCGCAACAGCAAGCAACTCGAGCAACAGTTGATAAATTTTCAAAACTTCAAACACCAGCAAAGCAAAAACTATCTCAAATGATAGCAGAAGGCTCTACCGATGCTGATGTTGCAGGGGTGAAATTAAGTGCGAACAATCTAAAAAGCAAAATAACTGACGGATTGCCTAGAATTGTTAAAGATTCAGTCGCACAAAACGCAGTTAACGAGGGGTTGGATGCGGCTACAGTATCAATGGTTAAATCCTCAAACGCATTAGAGAGGTTAAACTTCAAAAGGATGCTTGAAATTGCCGAAAAATCACTAAAAAATAGAACGTTTAGAGCAGAAAATAGAGTTGGCGACATTGCTGGAGACTCTTTATTGAATAGAGTTAAGGCGGTTAGAAGTATTAACAACAGGGCAGGCGTTAATTTAGATAAAATAGCCAACAGCTCTCTTAAAGGGCAAACGGTAAATAAATCTACCGCGATTAATCAATTTGCTGACGATTTAGCTAAATTAGATATAAAAATAGATGGTAATCTTAGGAGGTTGAACTTTGTTGACTCAGCGATAGAAGGGGGTGTCCCAGGCGCGACAAGCTCTCAAAAAATATTGAGCTTGGCTCTTAAAAGACTTAATAAGCTTCCTGAGTCTGGAAACGCTCTAGAGGTACACAAGCTAAAAAGATTCATAGATAAGCAAGTTGCTTTCGGTAAAACCGCAACAGGTCAGGCTGGAGCCGCTGAAGCCCCGCTAAAAAATCTCAGAAGGTCGCTCGACTCTTTGCTGGATGAGCAATTTCCAGCATACAAGAGAGTTAATGATGTTTACTCTGAAACTATCGGTGCTTTGGATGATTTTCAAAAGGCGGCAGGCGCTAAGTTGAATCTTTCTGGCGGTCAGGCAGATAAAGCTTTAGGGGTCAAATTAAGATCTCTAACCAATAATACGCAAACTAGAGCAAATCTTATAGAAACCATGAGCAAGCTCGAAGATGCTGCAATCAATAACGGTGTTAAATTTAAAGATAGAATATTGGAGCAAGTTTTGTTTGCTGACGATCTGGAAACCCTGTTTAAGCTGGCACCAAAAACAGGATTTAAGAATCAAATAGCGGAAGGGGTTGTTGACGCTGCCACAGGTTCAGCAGCTCAAGCTGCCGCAAAAGCAAGCAAGACAGTGGTTGATAAGTTAAAAGGCAGCACCCCAGAAAAGGCTATAAAAGCCATAAAAGAACTATTAGAGGATTTAGAATAATGGCCTACGCCCCGATAGCATACACAATACCTCAATATGATCCAGATCTATACGCTAACTGGTGGTTAAAGGCTTACACGCAAGGCACTACAACGCCGCTTGTTATGGCTTTGGATTCAGCAGGGTCTACTACTGTTGCAAAGCTTGAGTTAGATACTAACGGCTTTCCTAATACGGTGGGTGGCGCTCTAACAATACCTTATATTGATGGGGCTTATGACTTATGGCTATTCCCAACAGAAGCTGAGGCGGACGCTAATGACACAAGTAATGCCAAACAGTTCGCTGACAATATAAACGCAGAAGGCGGTTCCAGCAATATAGTTAAATCAAATATAGGCGATTACACTGACTACGGATGTTTAACAGTTTCAGACATGGCTAACCACTTATCAAGAGATGGTTTAACTGTTTTTGATTTTAAGGTCGGCGAAATAGTTGAAACCGATGAATATTCAAGCGGTAATGGTGGCGGCGCAAAGTACAAAGTCACCACAGTAGGAACCACTCCAAACGTAGACCTACCAAACGGATTTAATATTATCGTATCAACCGTTGATGCTACTAAGTGCTTTGTGTTGAGGGCGGGTGACGGCATAAACATAAGATCTTGCGGGGCTTCTGACTCGGCAAGTGGATCAGATAACGTCGCCGCCATAAACGCTGCCACCCTCTATGCTCAATTTAGTGGTGTTGGTACGTATGATACTGGAGGCGCGTATGATATCGATGGACAAATAAATGTCTATAGAGATAGCAATTTTATTATGAGTGGACCAGCAACAACAGTATTTACTGATGTTACAGCGGCGACATCAGACCCAGCATTTATAGTGGGCACAGCCGCTGATAGACAGGTCGCCAACGGTGGAGGAGTTCAAGGCTGGACGTTTGGCAATTTCAGACTTACAGGGAATTCTGACAGGGACGCAGGTATTTACGCATCAAATGTTCAAGCAGACAATATGCTTCCAGTACATGTTGACGGCTATTTAAAAACAGGTGCAAAGGCTGTTATTTTGTCTGGGAACCCTAATTACTATCTTGGTGAAACAAACCCCAACCCAACGATTACCGGTGCTTTTTATAACAGCTTTAACGGGTGGTACGTTAGAAACAACTATTACGGCTTGACGCTATCAGGAGTTGCCAATGAAGGGCAGGCGAACACTGTCTACCTAAATTCTTGCAATATCAGAGCGAATGTAAGAAACCTATTCGTAGAGATAAGCAATCACATTAATTGGGTGTCTGGGAGCTGTGAAGCGTTGACTATAACAGAGTATGGGGTGGAGCTTGGAACTAACGCCTCTGGTATTTACATTGGCCAAGGCGTCAGATGCGAAGACTCTAGTGCGGCATTTAAAGATTGGATTTTAGATAATAGCACTATGTCTAATTTAGAATTAAGGTATGAGCCTTTTATGCCTAATTTTGACAGCGGAACATACCCACTAAGACCCGTAAGAGATGCTGCATGGTCAAGATCAACAACAACATTAACAATAACTCACAATCTCGGGGTATCATCAATAAGAGAAGGCCAGAGGATTCTTTTGTGGGACAGCTCTGACGCTACTTTTGACGGAGTTCACGAGATAACCTCTGTAGTTGACACAAACTCAATTGAGGTTACGGTTGCGGATTCTGGAGGGGCGTCAGGAACAGCTAATTTTTGCGAGGGCGGCGCATTTCCATGGGGCAAATCCTCTATAGGCGTTTATAGAATGCTTAACTCGTTTGGGGTGACAGCCCCTACAGCATTAATCCAAGACTTTTATCCAAGACCAGGTCAAGGGAATGTTAATTTTAACGGCGGCCCAGACCAAACCTATGAATTCCCACATTTTAAACTTACTCCAAGTTCCGCATGGAATTTTACGTCGTTGACCGATGGAATGATGAGGTATGATACAACATCTGGGCTGTCCGTTTATCACAATGGAGGGACAAGAGCTATTGCAAGGCTTGTATCAGTCCCAACAGCCTCAAGCGACAGCGGTGAGGATGGGGATTACGCTATAGATGGAACTTATATATACTTTTATCGCACAAATATAATTTCAGCAGGTAACGGCTGGACAAGAACCGCTCACAGCGGGGCGACATGGTAGCGCCTTAAGCTTAAACCCGCTCGAAATTAAATTTGACAGCGGGTATTATTTTGTCTATAGTGTTCGTAATCCAATAACAAAGTAGGTGTAAAGTGAACAATACGAGACGTCCAAATAATGTAAGAAAAATTAGGAGAGCGCAAGACTTTACGTTGCAATCCTTGGCCGATATGACCGGCACTAGCAAAAGCTATATCCACGACTTAGAGACGGGTAAAGTTAGAAGCCCATCACTAGGCAGGGCTAGATTGATAGCTATGAATCTTAACTCAACAGTAGACGAGGTATTCCCACAATGAATAACGAGCAAGATAACGCAACAGAGGGCCAAGTAAGTCTATTATGTTTAGTTGGCATAGGTTTACTGTTTTGGCTGATTGGGCTTGGTTTAATATGGTTTATAGGGTGGTTAGTGTCATGAGTCTAACAAAGAACTACAGAGGGAAAGTAACAAAACTTGGCAACTTGAAGTTTCGAAAATATAACGATGGAGTAAGTTTTGAATGCGGGTATTATAACACTGAAAACGCCTACACATTCAGGGTTAGTGCGTTTGACTATCTAAACGTCGCCAAAAAAACCATCTCAGAGCTTTCGAAAATATCAGGTATGGATTACTGCATTATGGCAAAACACCCAAAAGATACGACCTGGAGGGCATTATGAGTCAGCCAACAACAATGTGGAAAGTAACAAACACCGGAATCTATGAAAAAGTAATCATCAAAATTCGCGGCAAGTGTGTTTTTTATTTTAGAACTAATGAGATTAGAGGGAGTATTAGGCAGCAGAAAGAAAGTCTACATACTAGATTCCACGACTGGTTCGAGGATAAGCAGGAAGCATTAAAATGCTACAACAACAGAAAGAATGTATTTAACCGGAATGAGAGGATTGAAAATGATTATTCTTGAATCTTTCCTTTTGTACATACTGTATCAGCTTTATTCGGATATCGTAAAAAGCAGAGAAAAATTAAAATTAATAGATGATCTCCGGAAGGTGGAAGGTAGAGCACATAGGCAGGTTTTTGAGTGGCGCAAGAGTGAGTTTAATAAAGAAGCGTTTAAACGAACCAATAAACACAATAAGGAGCTAGAAAAATGAGCCACATTCAACGATTAAAGGAAATACAAAGCAGTTTATACCTCTTAGAGGATGCGGTTGAAAGCCTAATAGCCGATATGGAGAAAGATAAAGAGGCTGAAATTCGGAGCCGTAAGCCAATTATTGAAAGGTTGGATGACTTAAATAGGATTAATGCTTTAGAGGCTGCTGCAGACAATTCAACGCATGTTAATGATATTAACGGCAAGATATTAGCCTCTAAACTCTCTTGGAGTGATTTATGAAAGGTTTGTTACCGGCGTTGATCCTTGTTTGGCTTGGAGGTTTTTTAATAGGAGGCTCTGTTTTTGGAGGTTTTGAAAAACCCAAACATCCAACATGCCAAAGCGAATTCAGCCAGAAAGTCAAATCAACCAGTATCGAGCATGGTCAAGACATCCCACACAAGGGAAAGCGGCCTAATCGAATAGTAATTGAATGCGAGGGTAAGTAGATGGGGTTCGGTATGGATGAAATTATTGATTTTGATTTTTGTGACGACACTCTAAGTTGTGAATACTGGACAGAGCGTAACGGGAAAACTACTCACATATCAGAAATGAAAGTTTCCCACATAAAAAACCTTATAAGGTGCATAGAAACTGGGAGGCTTAATGATAGGTGGATTGATGCTTACGGCTATGAGTGGAAAATTGCATTAAAAGCTGAGTTAAGAAGAAGAGAGGATAACAAACAATGAGCATAGTAGAGTATGATTTTAGCGATGATGAGTTAAATTTCATTAATTGTGATTCAGATGTAATCCAATTAGAGGCTCTTGGGTATAGTGATTGTTATGATAATGAATGCTTCATTGACATCAGAAAACAAGATGCCATAGCTATAGCTAAACACTTTAACGAGGATAGGGAGTCTCTAGTGGATGGTATAAAAGAGTTGATTGCGGAGTATCATGCAGACAAAGGAAGGCATTTAAGCATGGATTATATGGACTTATTTATAAATCTGTACGTTGACCTACAAAAACTAATAACTAAGGAGGATATAGAAGAATGAAGCCAAACAACCATAAGCTTGCATTTAGCCGCACTATGACAGATTTGGAAGGTGGGTTTATAACTTCCAGCGTCTGCCATAATTATGGGGTAATGTCAGGCTGCGATGAGGGTTGTCCGGCGTTGCTAGCTGGAGACTGCGAGGTTCCGCATGATGCTATCGAGTGTTGTGATGTGAATGAATACGAAAGAATAGAGATAATGAGCATGTATCCCGAAAAGGAGGAATAGAGAATGAGTGATAATTACAGCGCAATAGTTGATTTTATAACTAAAGGATTGAAGGATATTGACCCGTTAAGCATGCGGCAAGAAATGACAATTGCAGGCTATCTGGCTATGTTTCAGGCTCAAATAGAGGCTAGAGGTCTTAATTCTGCGATTGGACTTATCGAAAACGGGCTTAATGAACTAAACAACAACCAAGAACAGGTTGATAAAATTAAATAAAGGAGTAAAATAGTATTTGCTGATTGAAACCAGCGTCAAGAATCACAAAACGAAAAAGAGACTTTAAGTAAGAATCCAGAAGCCTAGTTGTTAAATCGTTTTGTGTAACTAGAAATGCTTGTTTCAACTGGGTTCTTTCTTAAGGTCTTTTTTTTTCGCCTCGAGTTTCCTCAGTAAATAGATATACATCTAATCAGCTCGAGTTAAGAGAGATATGTCTTCCTTAGTTGGCACACCCTAATGGGCAGCCTTGGAACCCTCACCGACTTAACTTTAAAAACAT